CAGATGCTGTGGTGTTGTAGTAAAGAGCGTCTCTACCAACAGCAGTGCAGCTGGAGCCTGTGGTGTTTGAGTAAAGTGCGCTATATCCAAAAGAAACATCGCTTTGGCCTGTGGTGTTGGTGTTCATAGCCCGATAACCTACAGCAGCGTTTTCTGATGCTGTGGTGTTTGCGGCAAGAGCGTCTCTACCAACTGCAACATTACCTGATCCAGTTGTGTTTGCATACATCGGGCGATATGCGCCAATAGCCGTATTGTGTTCACCCGTTGTGTTAGTGTACAAAGCCTCATAACCAACAGCTAAATTTGGGCCTGATGTAGATGAGTATCCTGCTTTCCATCCAATAGAAGTTATATACTCCCCTGTTGCGTTGCTGTAAGCCGCCTGATAACCAAAAGCAGTGTTGCCTACTGAGGAAGTGGTGTTTGAATAAAGTGCCTGATAACCTACAGCAGTTGAGTTAGATGCTGTGGTGTTGGAGTAAAGAACAGCAAAACCCATGCCAGTATTGTTTGAGCCAGTTGTGTTGGAGTAAAGAGACTGCAATCCTACTGCGACATTGTTGCCACCCGTGGAACTTGTATAAAGTGATTGAATTCCTATAGCAGTATTTTGTGTGCCAGTTGTGTTTCCGTATGCGGCTTGATAACCATATCCCGTGTTGCTATTGCCGGTGGTGTTTGAATAAAGAGCTTGATAGCCCACCGCGGTATGACCTGTACCAGATGTATTTGTTTTAGCTGCATCTAAGCCAACAGCCGTTACACCCACTCCAGTTGTACCAAGACCAGCGTTATATCCAAGAGCAGTCAGGTAAGGCGTACCGCCAGAAGCAGTCATCTTGCCGTAGACAGTACCTTCCGCAGTAGGCGTAGCAGAAGAAGCTCCAACAGAAGCCACATTAGCAGCGGATGTAACCCTACCCTGTGAGTCAACAGTTATATTTACTGTATTTCCTGAACCACCGTATCTTCCAGAAGTAACGCCAGTTGTTGTTAGATTGGATGAGGCTATTGTATTGGCTGCTATGGAAGCACCAGTAATAGTCTGTGTCTGGAATATGTTACCAGTCAGAGTAGCACTTGATATTAAGTTACCGTAGATTCTTGTTAATGCCATAAAATTCCTACCATGTTATTGGTTATTGATGTTATTTAGGTATTTATGCTATTAAATATATTCAGCGGGATCCAATTGTACGACATAGTTAATAAAATTAACGGCATCGTTCTCATTGGTAAAGTTTCGAATTATTGTGTGACCAGTTTGATTCGAAACAAACATCAATAGAATGCTTGAGCCATGATCAAATACTGAGAATTTGACAATCCAACCATTTCTTATGATTGGTTGCCACGATACAGTTTTTACTGCGTGTTTGATATAATTAGCCGACGGAAGTATTTTGTTCTTTTGCATATACCCTTAAACCTACTCTAAGGATATGTATGCTTTGAACGATTTTATCTAAACAAGTTCACCTTTATAGTGATTTGATAGATTTAGCAGTTTTCTCTAGTGTTTCTTTAAATGTTGTTGCTGTTAGTTCAGTAATCTCATCAGTAGAACGATTCACTTGTTTTGTGAATGTGCGTTGTGCTTCAACGAAATCTTTGATAGATGATTTGATTTTGTCATCAAATACAAATGTATCAACAACTTTGTTCTTTGCATCTTGTATCTGATCTACAAAATAGTTTGCAAAGTATAATGGTGTAAAAATAGAATTGGCCATGGTTTATCTCCTTAGACGATAGGTTATTTGCCGGTGCGGTATGCACCGTATTTGGTTTCTCGGTATTCCTTAGTGAAACTACCAAGAGCTTTAAATGCTTTATAAATTTTAATTAAAACGATTTTCATATGTATCCTTTCTGTGCTTGTCTTTCGTAATCACGCATGTACTGTTCTAGTTGACCAGAATCGGTGATAGACTTAGTTGAAAGGTATTGTTCTAACCGTGATTGCGGTTTGATATAAAAAATTCTTTGTAAGAACTTTAACATGTTGACTCCAAATTGTGTTTGAATAAGTGGTTTATGACCACAAGTTTATTTATGTTGCAATGCAATAAAAACTAAGTACTTTCACTAGTATGCCGTCTCTAATGTTAAAACTTGCCTAGAACATGTGCCTTGTGTATCTTACAGGTGACCCATGAATTGTAATAATTCTCAGTCAGCAAGGCACCTCGTTTGAATATCTCTTGTGTTTCTCTATATGAGCATTCAGACCTAGTGGCACACAGGTATAGTATCTCACGGTGAAACTTATCTGAACCGTTCTTCACTACATCTTCCTGTAGTTCTTTGTTTGACCCATAGTAATCAAGCCAATCCGATGTTACACGAATTTTCTTAATCTTACCTTTGGTTTGCTTGCGGCCTGATTTGGTAAATAGTTTCTTACCAATATATCTTCGGCCATTAGATAGGTTTGTGATACAGTATACAAACCCAAATGATTTATCTATTAAATCTTCTGTGAATTCAATACCATTATAATGCCACACTATTCATCCTCATCATCATACTCCTCTGGTTCAAGTATGTATGCTGAGCAGAATGGGCAATGTAATGGATCGCTATCGCAGATATCTGGATCGTATTTGATTGTGAATTCTGAGTTACAGTCTTCACATGTATGATGTATTGTAGCCATCAATTACACCAGCTTTGTTTGGCCTCACCATAATACTCACGAGCATGACCAGCTGTGATTAACATCTGACGCAAGCTTTTACCATCAAGTATTACATCACCAAGTACACGACCACCATATTTGTCCCAGTCCATTAGAATGACTTGGCGTTTTGTAGAAGCGTTCACAGCAGCTTTAGTGAATGCACTTGCAGCTTCACCTTTTGCAGCCTCACTAGGGCACATTGCACGATGGCCTTTCTCAGGTGTATCAACACCAAATACACGGACGCTTAGTTCTTTCTTTAGGGGCTCAGGTAGAAAGTTGGCTTGAAACGCAACAGTATCTCCATCAATCACTCTGGTCAGTATTGTATCATAGGTTACACCAGGTTTTTGTTTGCCTTGAGCAAAAACAATCAAAGGCACTAAAAGTGCGATAACTAGTAATTTTTTCATATAATCTTTCTTATTGTTTATTATGCAGCTTTACCCCACACATCATGCCAGTCTCCCGATAGGGCACCTTTGGCATAGTCTGTTGCTCTGTTCTCAAAGAAGTTAGTATGTGTTGGTGCGTTAATCATTTCTTCAACCCATGGTAATGGATTCTTCTTAACTTTAAACACACCCTTTAGACCAAGACTAATTAATCTACGATCTGCAATGTATCTGATATATTTTTTAACATCTTCACTTGATAGACCTTCCATCGGTCCCATTTCAAATGCCAAGTCAATGAATTTATCTTCTAACTCAACCATTTTCTCTGCGATAGTATATATGCGAGACTTTAGATCATCATTCCAAATCTCTTTGTTTTCTTCTATGTATGTACGGAACAACTTAATCATGTTCTCAGCGTGCATAGTTTCATCAACAATAGACCATGTAACGATTTGACCCATGCCCTTCATTTTACCTGTGCGTGGGAAATTCAACAACATAATGAATGAACTAAACAACTGCATACCTTCTGTGAATGCCGAGAACACAGCAATGTGTGTGGCAGTATTCTCTTTGGTTGTATTCTGTGCAGACAAATCCATAACATAATCATGTTTATCTCTCATTGCCTGATATTCCATGAATTGATTGTATGTTGTATCAGGCAATCCCAATGTCTCAATCAAGTGTGAATAGGCTGCAATGTGTAATGCTTCACGAGCTGCAAAGCCCATTAACATCATCCGTATCTCAGGCTGAGGAAAATAAGGAAGATAATTGTTAACATAACCACCGGCAACATCGATATCGCCTTGAGTAAAGAATCGAAATATGTTTGTGAGAAATTGTTTTTCTTCATTAGTTAGTTTATTCTTCCAGTCTTTCACATCTTCAGCCATCGGTACTTCAGTATGTAACCAATGACTTTGTTCATGCTTCAACCAGGCATCATATGCCCATGGATAGTTGAATGGTTTAAACGCATCTCTGCTGTCTGTTAAGTTAGATTTAGTTTTCATTTACTTTCTTTTTCGTTTATGTTATTCGTACATTACTGTATCTGCATCACCAATTGCCCATTTTGGATTTTGTTCTATGACGTATTTTTTTGTGCAAACTTTAAAATCTGGAAACTTCATCTGTTTTGGATTGTCC